GGGGCAGTTTATGCCCCTAGCTTGAACTTGTGTAAAGCTTGACGGTACGATCTGTCAGACCCACACGGTGTGGTTCTGATCGTTCTATGCCGTGAGGAATGAGGAAAGAGGATAGACAAATGGCAGTGGATTTGGAAGCAATTCGTAAGCGAGTTCAGGAACTGAGTGGGCAACGCAGGAACTCATCGGTCCAGCTCTGGAAGCCGGAAGCGGGGGAGTTCAAGGTCCGAGGCCTTCCGTGGAAGGCGACGCCGGACGGCATGCCGTTCATCGAGCGCCGGTTCTACTACATCGGTAGCAACCCAGGCATCTTGGCGCCGAGCCAGTTCGGCAAGCCGGATCCCATCAATGACCTGCTCCGCAAGCTGTACAGCTCAGGCAAGCCGGAAGATCGGCTTCTCGCCAAGAAGCTATCACCGAAGATGAGGGCATACATGCCCGTCATCGTTCGCGGTCAGGAAGAAAAGGGTGTTCAGGTCTGGTCTTTCGGCAAGATCGTCTACCAACGCCTGTTGGGCTTCTTCACTGACGAAGAGGTCGGTGACATCCTCGATCCGATGGAAGGTTTTGATCTGAAGGTCACGATGGCAATGTCGCCCAAGAAGGTCGACGGCCGTTCGTTCCTCGACACCACGATCGACCCATCCCGTCGCACCAGCAAGCTCTCGGATGACCCTGAGGTCGCCAAGAAGTGGTTGGAGAGCGTGCCGAACATCGACGACATGTACCGTCAGAAGACGGACAAGGAAATCGAGCAGATCCTCAACACCTGGCTCGCCGGCGGCGCAGCGGGTGATGATGGCAGCAATGATGAAGGCTCTGGTCGCGGTGCTGAGCGACCGAAGGATGAGCTTGACAAACTCGTTGATGAGGTCAAGTCTGAGGTGAAGTCTTCTGCCCCAGAGGCGAAGACGGAGACCAAGGCGGCTGAGAAGCCCGCACGCAAGACCAAGGCAGCGAAGGACGTCGACCTCGATGAAGCGGCTCCGGCCGTGAAGCAGTCGCTCGACGATGCCTTCGACGAGCTGATGTCAGATTCCGGCGACGAGTGAAAGGATAAATCATGGCAAAAGCAGCGGCGAAAGCAGCTGCCGATGCTCCGGTTGTTGCCTCCAAGAAGGGGGCGCCTGATGAGGTCGATGATCTCACGGCGTCCCTTATCAAGGACATCAACAAGGAGTTCGGCATGCGGGTTGCGTACAATCTGGGTGATACCGAAGCGCCGACTGTCGTCAAGAGATGGCTCGACACCGGTTCAATCCAACTGAACTACGCAATCAGAAACATGGCTGGAGGCGGTTACCCAGAGGGCCGCATCATCGAGATTGCGGGTCCTCCCTCGATCGGAAAGTCACACCTAGCGTATCACGTTGCGGCTGTTGTCCAGCAACTTGGTGGCATCGTGGTCTATGTTGACACGGAGAACGCAACTCCCGTCGACAAACTTCAGCAGATGGGAATCAACATCCGCAAGGGCTTCATCTACTGCGACACCCACTGCACTGAAGAGGTCTTCCAGATCGTTGAAGGTTTGGTCTTGAAGGCCAAGTCGGCGATTGAAAAAGGAAAAGATCGACCCTTCCTCGTCATCTGGGACAGCGTTGCGGCTTCATCGCCCAAGGCTGAACTGGAAGGCGATTACGACACCAACACCGTCGGTCTGCAGGCCCGCACCATCAGCAAGGCCATGCGTAAGATCACCGGTGTCATTGGCCAGAACAACGTGACATTCCTGTGCCTAAACCAGCTACGTGATGCCATCGGCGTCATGCACGGTGATCCTTCGGTCACCCCGGGCGGTAAGGCGATTCCTTTCCATGCCTCGGTTCGCATTCGGCTCAGTTCCGGAACGCAGGTCAAGGACGCGAAAGGCAATGTCATCGGCATTCACGTCATCATGACGTTGAAGAAGAACAAGGTCGGTCCGCCGTTCCGGAAGTACGAGTTCGACATCATCTTTGGCAAGGGGATCGTCGAGCACGAGTACATCTTTGACGAGGTTAGGTCCTATTGTGCAGAAAACAAGGTCCTCATGGACCACGTCGATGCGAAGGGCAACAAGACCAAGATCAACGTCAGCATTTCTGGGACTGGCGCCTGGAAAGAGCTCACGGTCAATGATGAGACGACGGGAGAGGTCATCCTCGAGAAGAAGTTCTACAAGAACGACTTTGGTGAGATCATGAAGGACCCTGCGTACAAAGTCTTCGTCGACAAGGTCATCGAAGCGGCGTACACCATCAATGGCGGGGCGAAACACGAAGCTGGCGAAGGAGAGTCGCCTGACACTGACGAAGGAGAAGCGACCGCAGATGTCTAACATCAATGTCAAATTGGTGAAACTAGACTCGACCGTGCCGACACCCGCCTATCAAACGGCGGGTTCGGCCGGCTGTGATGCACACGCCGCCAAGGACGTGAGAATTCACCCGGGTGATAGGGTGTTAGTCCCCACCGGACTGCGGATGGAAATTCCTGAGGGCTTTGAGTGCCAGATCCGGCCTCGCTCGAGCCTTGCCTTGAAGCACGGGGTCGTAGTCTTCAACACGCCCTCGACCATTGATGCGGATTATCGCGGTGAAGTCGGCGTGCTGCTTATCAACAATGGCACCCAAAGTTTCGACATCAAGAAGGGTGATCGAATCGCCCAATTCGTTTTTGCACCAGTCACGGTTGCTTCGTTTGAGGTTGTTGAAGAACTTAGCGACACCCAACGTGGAACGGGAGGCTGGGGATCGACCGGTCGGAGCTGAAACATGAAGAACGCAAAAGAGTTTCTGGAGCTGTGTCGTCGGCGTTTTCCATCGACCCGACCTCATCAATCACATCGACTCGAGCTGCAGGGCGACCACCTAGTGTTGACCCTGATGTTAGGTGACACGTATCAGGTGTTCGACCTGACGGAAGGCGACCTTGAGAAGTCAGCACCCCAACTTTTGGCAGAGGTCGCAACCCTATTCAAGCGACCTCGTGGGGGAACGAAGCCCCCGGGTAAGCCAACGCCAGCAGCCTAACGACGGGTTCTTTCGTCATCGTCGGGTTTATACGGAACACGTTTAGTGTCTCCGTCACGCCCGCGCTTGGGCCCAGCAGTGCTAGCATCACTTGGCGCGGGATTCTTCTTGGGCTTAGCAGTACGGGCGTCCTGAGGCGCAGCCTGTTTCGTCTTATCAGGCCTCTGCTGGGTCTTCTTATCCTTGCTGGTGTCAGGCGCCGGGCTGGGTGAGCGTGTTTTTGACGGTTTTGACTTCCCGTCAAGATCGGCTTGGACATCGCCCCAGTCGAGACCCGCATTCCAGTCAACGTCCTTTTCTTCAGGTTCAGGTTGTTTCGACTTGTAGTGATCGTTCCAGACACCCTCGGTGAAACCGTAGTCCAACAGGACGCATCGCCCATCGGGCGTTTTCCCCCAGTGTCCAATTTCTCCTAAGTCACCGTAGACCAGGTTGTTAGATTTGGCGACCGTGATTGCGGATTGAGTGAACTCGTCAGGCCATACTTTTTCGCCTTTGAGCGCCCCGCGAAGCGTCATGCGAAAATCTTCCCAATCAGTTCCGGTGATCTGTGCAAATTCATCTTCGCTTCCTCTTTGAAGCGGTTTGACCAGGTCAGAGATCACCCAACGATTTTCATTGTCAGCACCGTAGATCTTGGCCACGACCCCCTTGGTCTTCGGATTAGTGAAGACATCGAGCTCGGCTTCGTTCTGAGCGATCCCCTTTTCATTGAGGGCGATCTTTAGGGCGTATTTACTGCTCAGGGTGAACGCGCGGCGTGAAGAGCCTTCACCCAAAGGTTCAAGGTACTGATTGGCATAGACCAGCATCATGTGTGCAGAATCCAAAGCCTTGAACTTTTTCAGGTCGAATCTCTCGCCAAATTTGCTCTTCGAGTTCTTTGCCGTGCGGATCTTTTCGATCATCAGGGACACGTACTCCCTTAGCAAGATGGCGTTCATGGTTTAAGTAGGCGCATGTACTGCATCCGTAGATCGGAGTAACCTTTACAACATGTCCGAAGCGCGTCCAGTTGTCATTGTCGACGCGATGAATCTTTTCGTTCGTAGCTACTGTGCTTATCCAACGATGTCATCGCACGGATATCAGATGGGAGGCTGTGTTGGCTTCCTGAAGACACTCAAGAGGATTGTCTTTGAGATCCAGCCGTCTGCAGTCTACATTTGTTGGGAGGGAGGAGGCTCTAGTCGGCGACGATCTTTGTTGGCTGATTACAAGCTGAACCGTGCGCCTGGAAAACTGAATCGATTCTATGAAGACGACATTCCTGATTCAGAAGAGAACAGGAAACATCAAGTAGAGGCATTGCTTGACATGATGCGCTGTGCGCCTGTTTGTCAGCTCTATGCCTCAGACTGCGAAGGGGACGATTTGGTCGCCTACCTATGTCGCGGACCGATGCGGAACTCGGAAAAGGTCATCGTGTCATCAGACAAGGATCTTTATCAACTCCTGGATGACAAGACGAAGATCTACAGCCTCCACAAGAAGACGTTCGTCACCGGCGCAACAGTGATGGAGGAATTCAAGGTACAAGCCAAGCACTTTGCTTTGGCGAAGGCGTTGTGTGGCGATCCGGGAGACAATGTTCCTGGTGTGAAGGGCGTTGGCTTCAAGACGGTCTCACGATTGTTTCCGATGATGGGCTTGGAGGATGACATCTTGCTGCAGGACGTCATTGACTACTCTCATACCCATGCAGATGAATCGCGAATCTTCAAAAGGATCATTGAGTGTGAGGATGATGTCCGTCGGAACTGGAAGCTAGTGTACCTTGACGGCAGCATGGTGCCCGCGGCTCAGCAAGCTCGGGTCGATCAATTTATTCAGAATTTCATTCCCAAAGCGAACCGTGTCAGGTTAGTGAAACTGTTGGTGAAGGAAGGCATCAACGACTTTGACACGGAAGACTTCTTTTACTCCTTCCACAGCATCGACAACCTTCAGATGACGACCGGAGAACAATGAGCGAAGCACAGGCAGCGATCAGCGCAGCACAGAAGGCCACTTTCGGCCAGTATGGCAAGTCGTTTCAAGAGAAAATTATGCAGGCGCTCCTCAGCGATCGTCCCTGGGCTGAGCAGATGTTGGAGGTCTTTGACACCTCGTACTTTGAGCTCAAGTACCTGCAGTTCTTGGCGGAGCGCTACTTTGGCCATGCCAAGAAATACAAGGTCTTCCCAACGTTGCAATTGCTGGTCACCATTATTCGTGATGAGCTAAAGATTGGCACTGACGCCATCTTGCGAGAACAGATCATCGATTACTTGACTCGGATGCGAGCGAATCCGGATCCGGGCGACCTGCAGTACGTCAAAGAGAAGGCGCTTGATTTCTGTCGCAAGCAAGCTCTGAAGCAGGAGCTGGTCATTGCGGTCGACAAGATGCAGGCTGGCAAGTATGAGGAGATTGTCGAGGGAATTAAGAAAGCCGTCTGTGTTGGTACCACACCAGCACTAGGACTTGAATTTTTTGAGGACCATGAGAGTAGGTTCACGCTCCTCCAGCGTAACGCAATTGCCTCAGGCCTCGATGAGCTCGATCGGAAGGACATCCTCAACGGCGGCCTAGGCGCTGGCGAAATTGGCGTCGTTGTCGCCGCCACAGGCGTCGGAAAGAGCCACTTTTTGACGATGCTCGGAGCCAACGCTCTCCGAAATGGCGTCGACGTTCTTCACTACACGTTAGAGCTTTCAGAGTCAGCTGTCGGCCTTCGATATGACAGTAACTTGTGTGATCTAGACTCTAATGTGATCATTGAAAACAAAGAGAAGGTCCTGCAGGTCTACAAGACCCAAAAGTTGGGTCGACTCATCATCAAAGAGTTTCCGACCAATTCGGCGACCATCTACACGCTTCGAGCTCACATTGAGCGCCTGGACATCAAGGGGTTTCGACCTGGTCTGATCATCATCGACTACGCAGACATCATGCGATCGACGCGGCAGTATGACTCACTGCGGCACGAACTAAAGTTGATCTACGAAGAACTACGTGGATTTGCTTCTGAAAAGAAGATCCCGATCTGGACGGCCTCACAGTCTAACAAGGAAGGATCGAGCGCCGAGGTCGTTGATCTCAGCAACATGAGTGAGGCCTATGGCAAGGCCATGGTTGCGGACGTGGTGCTTAGCATCTCTCGTCGAGCATTTGAAAAATCCTCAGGTCATGGCAGGTTGTATGTTGCCAAGAACCGCGCTGGACGTGACGGTTTGCAATTTCCAGTCATGATCGATACTGCCCGAAGCAAATTTGCAATCTGTGGCCAGGCTGCAGGACTTGAGACTGCTGCGTCAGAAGACGAAGATGCAGTGAAAAAGGCCCTGCGTAACAAGTGGAAGGAACTAAAGAATGACGGGTTCCTGAAGCCAACCACACCGTCTGAAACTGACCCATCCTAGTGATAGTTATGGGACAATCACGTGTCATCGAGTCTGCCGGCGACTCGACCACGAATTACCACCTGGAGAACCAGGAGAGAGTGATTTGATGAGGTCGTACACTTACGATGAGGCACGTGTTGCCTCGCTTGCATACTTCTCGGGTGATGATCTTGCGGCAGAAGTTTTTGTCGGAAAGTACGCTCTTAAAGATTTGAAGGGCACAATTTATGAGGCCAGTCCGAGCGACATGCATCGACGATTGGCTCGTGAATTTGCTCGGATCGAACAGAAGTACCCAAATCCCATGGGCGAGGATGAGATCTACGAACTGCTGAACACATGGAACGTGGTGGCGCAAGGAAGCCCCATGTCAGCGATCGGCAATCCGTACCAATTCCAGTCGTTGTCAAATTGTTTTGTCGTTGAGTCGCCTCAGGACTCTTACGGCGGCATCATGAAGACCGACCAGGAACAGGCACAGATCATGAAGCGCCGCGGCGGCGTGGGCTTCGACATCTCGACCATCAGACCTCGTGGTATCGTGACCGCCAACGCCGCAAGGACCACTGACGGCATTGGCGTCTTCATGGAACGCTTTAGCAACACGTGCCGTGAGGTCGCCCAAGGCGGCCGCCGTGGAGCCTTGATGTTGACGGTCTCGGTGCACCACCCAGAGATTCGTACGTTCATCAACATCAAACGTGATAAGAAGAAAGTCACCGGAGCCAACATCTCAATCCGGCTCACCGATGAATTCATGAATGCCGTTAAGGCCGGCGAGAAGGTACAACTGCGCTTTCCTGTTGAGAAAAACGCAAAACACCTCATCGAAGAAGACGTTGATGCTGCACAATTGTGGCATGAGATCATCGCAGCCGCCCATGAGTCGGCGGAGCCTGGGTTATTGTTTTGGGACACTGTCCAGCGTCGTGGACCGGCTGATGCATATGCAAAGTTTGGTTATGGTTCGACGTCAACCAATCCATGTGGCGAGATCACCTTGTCACCGTACGATTCTTGTCGTTTGTTGCTCGACAACCTCGCCGCGTTCGTTAAGGACCCGTTTACGTCCAAGGCTTCATTTGACTTCGAACGTTTCAATGACGTTGTCATGAAATCTCAACGACTGATGGACGACCTGGTCGACCTTGAGCTCGAGGCCGTGGATCGAATCATCAATAAGGTCAAGTCTGATCCTGAATCCGAAGACGTCAAGCGTCTGGAGCTTGAGCTGTGGATCAAGATTCGCAATGCCGCCGTCAATGGACGTCGAACAGGACTCGGAATCACCGCTTTGGGCGACGCACTGGCGTACCTTGGCATCAGGTACGGCAGCGATGAGTCGGTTGAGATGACCGGTAAGATTTATCGTGCCTTGGCGTTGGGAGCATATCGTTCATCCGTTCAGATGGCACAGGAACGTGGTGCATTTCCAATCTTTTCACACGAAGTGGAGAAAGACCACGAATTCATCAAGCAGATCATGGCCGAGGATGAAGACCTTCGTCGTGACTACTACACGCACGGTCGACGTAACATCGCCTTGACGACGACGGCACCCGCTGGATCAGTTTCAATCTTGACGCAGACGACGTCAGGTTGTGAACCGGTCTTCATGATGAGCTACAAGCGACGCAAGAAGATCAATCCTAACGACCAAGAAGCACGCGTTGACTTCGTCGATGCGATGGGCGACCGTTGGCAGGAGTACGTCGTCTACCATCCGGGCGTCAAAAAGTGGATGGACGTCACCGGTGAGACAGATGAGTCCAAGTCGCCCTACGCAGGTGCGACCAGCAATGATATCGATTGGGTCAAGAAGATCGACGTCCAAGCCGCAGCACAGAAGTGGATCTGCCACTCCATCTCGAATACCACCAACATCCCACACGACACGTCGATTGACGTGGTCAAACAGATCTACCTTCGAGGTTGGGAGACCGGTTGCAAGGGGGTCACCATCTACCGTGACGGCTCACGTGATGGCGTCCTGCTCAAGGACGAGAAGGCCGACAAGGAAAAAGAGGAGCTCGTCGAGGACATCAAGTTCCTCGTCAACCACGCTCCGAAGCGTCCCAAGGAACTGGAGTGCGACGTCCATCGCGTGAGCGTCAAAGGAGAACAATACCTCGTTCTTGTGGGTCTCTATGACGGTCGACCTTACGAGGTCTTCGCCGGACTCAGCGAACAGGTTGAGATTCCAAAGAAAACCAAGAAGGCTGTCCTGATCAAGAATGGGAAGAAGGAAGGCATCGCCACGTACAACCTTCGGATTCCAGTTGGAGACGACGACAGTCTCTTATTGAAGGACGTGGTCTCGATGTTCGACAATCCGAACTACGGCGCTTTCACCCGAACGATCAGCCTGGCCTTGCGTCATGGCGTCCCAGTCCAGTACCTCGTCGAGCAACTTCGTAAGGACAAACACAGCGACATGACGTCGTTCAACACGATCATCGCTCGAGTCCTAAGCAAGAGCTACATCCCAGACGGTACCAAGGCGACCATCGAGAAATCTTGTCCGCAGTGTAACAGCACCAACCTCGCATACCAGCAAGGATGTGCCACATGCATGGATTGCGGGAACAGCAAGTGCGGGTGATAGTTATCTTTCGTGAAGACGACCGTTGGACACCTACGCCGCGTAATCCGTGAGGAGTTCCTACACGGTGTGCCTGAATGGCAATTGCGTGATGACACAAAACAGTTTGTCGATCGAATTCGTGACCGAATCACCAGCTATGTTCTAGTCAACAAAAGCGAGACTGGCGCGGGTCGGCAAGAGGCCATTCAAGCTATGAATGACGTTTGCGATCAACTCGAAGAACGAGTTTATGACGTTCTAGAAGATCAGCTCTACAACTTCACTCGCAAGGTCTAGTTGTCGCATGGTCGATCGAAATGAGGCATTGCGTCTGGCTGACTACGAGTCGTGTGCCGACTGTCGTCACTTTAAAGCATGGCATCATGATGGAAAGTGTTCTGGATCCACAGAGGGCGATCGAGACGACCTGGTCTTAGATTGTGGCTGTGTGAGTTTCGTCTCTTCTGAGCCACACTGACGTCAGAACATTGATCTGGGCAGGTGATATTGTCCGGAGCATGGAACAACACTACGTCGAGTGTCAGTGTAGTGATTTCAATCACGTTGTTCGTTTCGTCTTAGATGAAAAGGACGGCGAAGTCTGGCTCGAGGTCAACATCAATCCCTACTTGCCGTGGTATAAGCGAGTGTGGGAGGCGGTTCGCTACGTCCTCGGCATGCGGGCTGCATACGGCCACTACGACGTCACGATGCTACGAGACGAAGATTACGTTAGGCTCCACGCTCTGTTGGATCGATCGAGCCTCATCAAGCGACAGGTGACCCTTAGGGGCCCTCAAGAAAAACTCGTGCTCAACGGATAGGGACAACAATGGCATACAATGCAAAGATTTTGAAGGACAGCCTGAGCCCGGCGGGGGTTCGACTCACCACGCTCGAGGTGACGTTTCCGAGGATCGTGTTGGCTGAATTCAACACCCACCGCGTCTTTAGCCGGAACAGCGCATCCAGTCGGGCCATCCCGGTCGAAAAGATGCTCAAGAAGGTTCAAGAAGATCCCTTCATTCCGATCTACTGGGGAAAGAATCAGAAGGGCATGCAGGCTGAGCAGGAAATGTTGCCATCAGAACAGGCCTGGGCCGAGACTGAGTGGCTCGAGGCACGCGACGCTGCGATCAAACATGCTGAGCAATTACTTGCGATCGGAATTCATAAGCAGATCACCAATCGTTTGCTCGAGCCATGGTTGTGGCACACGGTCATCG